GTTCTTCGGGAGTGTGGCCACCAAGTTCTCCGGGCCGAAGATTCAGTTGGCGTTGGGGTCTTTGGCGTTCCTGCTGCTGGGTTCCGCGTTCGTCAGGATGCTGCTCCTACCGATCATCTGACATGGAACACACCGTGCTGTTGAACAACGGCGAGTCAGTCACTTTGGTTGGCGAGTTGGAGTTAGTCGAGGACCACATGGTGCTGTCCAACGGTCATTCCACTTATTGGTCGAACGTGCTGTATTGCCGTTCCAGAGTTAAACGATGAGGAGGTGTCGGGGGTGGGTGAAACTGAACTACTCCCGGCACCACCACATCTGATCGGCCCCACCTGGCGCAAAACCGTTGACGGGGCATGGCATCTACCTGAGCGCACCCTTGGTTGGGGTGTGTTGAATTGGTGGGCGACGTATGTGAAGACCCCCGGTGGTGAGAACGCTGGCTAAGCTTTCTTACCCACCTTGGAGCAGGCCCGTTGGGTGTTGTGGTGGTTCGCCGTCGATGAGGACGGCAGGTACAGCCACCGTAACGGTGTGTTCAGGCGCATGAAGGGGCACGGTAAAGACCCGTTAGCGGCTGCGTTGTCGCTGGTGGAGTTGTGCGGCCCAGTAGCTTTCAGCCACTTCGCAGGCACAGAGGTTGTGGGTAAGCCTAGGCACGCCGCGTGGATTCAGATCGTCGCGGTGTCCCAGGAACAGACGAAGAACACAATGAGTTTGTTCCCGGTGATGGTGTCCTCCCAACTGAAAGAGGACTACAGCCTTGAGGTCAATAAGACGATCATCTATTCGGAGGCTGGCGGCAGGATTGAAGCTGTCACCTCCTCCCCCCATTCGATGGAGGGTAACCGCCCCACCCTGGTGATCCGTAACGAAACGCAGTGGTGGGTGGACTCCAATGACGGGCACGAACTTGCCGGTGTCATTGAGGGGAACGTCACGAAGATTCCGGGTGCCCGCATCCTGTCGATCTGCAACGCGCACATCCCCGGTGATGATTCCGTTGCGGAACGGGACTACGACGCTTGGCAGGCTGTGCATTCAGGTCAGGCTGTCGATGTCGGCACCCTGTACGACGCACTCGAAGCGCCAGCCGACACCCCTGTGTCGGAGATACCGTCTGAGCGGGAAGACCCGGACGGTTACGCGGCGGGTGTGGCGAAGCTCCGTGAGGGCATTGAGATAGCCCGTGGCGATTCGGTTTGGCTGCCGGTCGATTCGATCATCGAATCGGTGTTGGATGTCCGGAACCCGATCACTGAGTCTCGTAGAAAGTTTTTGAATCAAGTCCAAGCGAGTGAAGACAGTTGGATTGCTCCTTACGAGTGGGATGCCTGCGCTGAACCAGAATTGGTATTGGAAAAAGGTGACAGAATCACCTTAGGATTCGATGGTTCTAAAAGCAATGACTGGACAGCCCTAGTGGCTTGTAGGATTGAGGATGCCGCGATATTTCTTATCAAAGCGTGGAATCCTCGCAAGTTCCCTAATGATGAGGTGCCTAGGGAAGACGTTGATGCCACGGTCAGGTCTTGTTTTGAGTCCTATGATGTTGTTGGTTTCCGCGCTGACGTAAAAGAGTTCGAAAGTTACGTTGATGCTTGGTCTAAGGATTATGGTCGCAAGCTGAAGGTTAAAGCATCCCCTAATTCCCCTGTCAGTTTTGATATGAGGGGGAACACAAAGAGGTTCGGCCTTGACTGTGAGCGATTCTTAGATGCTGTCATTGAGCATGAATTGGTTCATGATGGGAACCTGACCTTGAGGCAGCATGTGTTGAACGCAAAGAGGTACCCAACTCAATACGATTCAATTTCTATTCGGAAAGCGTCTAAAGATTCCAGTAGGAAGATCGACGCGGCTGTTTGTGCGATATTGGCTTATGGCTGCCGGTATGACTATGTGGTTTCGAGGAAGTTTAGGACGAGGAAGGCGCTGGTGGTTTCGTAATGGCGCAAGATGTCGAGAAGGTACGCGACGAAATGATTAACGCCTTCGAGCAGCGTCAGGCTGGTTTGAAGGATGCTAAGGCGTATTACGATGCGGAACGCCGCCCGGATGCTATCGGTGTGGCTGTGCCGCCCGAGATGCGGAAATTGTTGAGCCATGTTGGTTATCCGCGTCTGTATGTCGATTCGATTGCTGAACGTCAGGAACTTGAGGGTTTCAGGATGGGCGGCGCGGATGAGGCTGATGCGGAGTTGTGGGATTGGTGGAAGGCCAACAACCTGGATGTTGAGGCCCCGCTGGGTCACACTGATGCGTTGATGTACGGCAGGACGTATATCACTGTTGCGGCACCTGATCCGAAGTTGGATTTGAATGTTGACCCTGATGTTCCGCTTATCAGGGTGGAGCCGCCTACGGGTTTGCACGCGGTGATTGATCCGCGTACCCGTGAGGTCACGCAGGCTATACGGGTGGTGTACACGGAGGATCAGACCGCTGTTATTGCCGCTACTTTGTACACCCCTGAGGACACGATCCAGTGGGTTAAGGAGCAGGGGCAGTGGAAGGTTCTGTCCAGGGTGAAGCACGGCATGATGTTGGTGCCGGTCATCCCGTTGCATAACCGCACCCGACTGTCGGACTTGTATGGCACGTCTGAGATCACCCCGGAGCTTCGGTCTGTGACTGATGCTGCTGCACGCATTTTGATGGACATGCAGGGCACAGCGGAGATCATGGCGATCCCGCAACGGTTGTTGTTCGGTGTGAAACCGGAGGATATCGGTGTCGATCCGCAGACCGGTGAGAAGCTGTTCGATGCTTATGTCGCACGGATTTTGGCGTTTGAGGATGTCGATGCTAAGGCGCAGCAGTTCACGGCTGCGGAGTTACGTAACTTCGTGGATGCCCTTGACGCTCTTGACCGTAAGGCTGCCGCGTACACGGGTTTGCCGCCGCAGTACTTGTCTTTCTCTTCTGATAATCCTGCTTCGGCTGAGGCGATTAAATCGTCGGAGTCCCGGCTGGTGAAGAAGGTTGAGCGTAAGAACCGCATTTTTGGTGGGGCGTGGGAGCAGGCTATGCGGGTGGCGTATAAGGCGATTAAGGGTGGGGATATCCCCCCGGAGATGTACCGCCTGGAAACGGTGTGGCGCGATCCCAGCACCCCGACGTATGCGTCTAAGGCTGATGCTGCGGCGAAGCTGTACGCGAACGGTATGGGTGTTATCCCGCGTGAGCGTGCCCGTATCGACATGGGTTATTCCATCACTGAGCGTGAGGAGATGCGTGTGTGGGATCAGCAGGAGTCCCCTGTGGCTCAGTTGGGTGCCATGTATGGTGGCACCCCGCCGACTGCGGACGCTAAGGCTGCACCGCAGACCGCTAACCCACCCCCGGAGCCGTCTAAGCCGGTGGTTGGCGGGTGACCGCCCCGCAACAGCAGGAGCAGCAGGTAGCCGCCTACATTGCGGCGCAGACTGTGGTGGCTGTCGCTGCGGCGCAGTACGCGCAATCGTTGGCCGGTCTGTTCGTGAGACCGGCCCTGTCGGTGTCCGAGTGGATCGCGTTGTTGCGGGTGGCGTTCCCACCGTTGCAGCAGTTCCGGGAGCGTTCAGCGACGTTGGCCCGACAGTTCTATGACACGCAGCGGGAGCAGTTCTATCCGGGTCTGACCCGCCACGAGGTGCTGTTGGAGACAACTAGCTTCGAGGCGTTCGTGAAGTCGATGGAGCCGGTCAGGGAGAAGATGACCCTCCCGGACAGCACCCCCGGTGCGGCAGCAGCTTTCACGTTGCAGTTCACCAGGGATGTTGAGGTGGCCGGTCGCAGGCAGATCATTGAGATGGTGGAGTCCGACGAGGACGTATTCGAGGAGTTGCAGTCGAAACCCGCGAGGCCACTGATGGATGTGAACCGTCCAGTCCAGGGGTGGGCCAGGGTCGCCACGGGGCGCGAAACATGCGCCTGGTGTTTGATGCTGGTGTCGCGTGGCCCCGTGTACCGGTCAGGAAAGTCCGGTGGGTCGAAGTTCGATGACGAGTCGACTGTCGCCGCCAACATCAGTGACGCTGAGATCAAAAAGTTCATGAATGAGTGGCACACCGGCTGCGACTGCAAGGTGATCCCGGTTTGGGATTTGGCTAATTGGCCTGGGAAAGATGCCCAGGAACGTGCCGAGCAGTTGTGGATCACGGCGGGTAAGAAAGCTTCCCGCGAGCTTCGCAACAACCCCGATAAAAGATATTACTCGTATGGGAAGCCTGCTACGGCAACGCAACCCGCGAAACCGGCTGGCTGGTATCCCACCACCAAGAACCGGGAAACGATCAACCAGCTTCGCAAAATGATTGAAGCCGGTGAGGTCAATTCCTTTGATTGGGCAGTCCTGCATCAGGCTGCTTAAGCCCGTCAACGGAACCCTGGATGGGTTCCAATTTTTCTATGCCCAGGAGGCGAATTAACTATGTCCGACGAAAACCCCACTACTGACACCGCGTCTGTTGCTCCCGCCCAGGTGGCTTCGCAGCAGGAGTCTTTCAGCCTGGATTATGTTCAGCAGCTTCGCAATGAGGCCGCTAAGTATCGCACGGAGAAGAACGATGCGGTGGAGCGTGCCAAAACGGAAGTCATCAAGGACTACGAGTCGAAGTTGTCTGAGCGTGAGTCTGCGTTCAACGAAACTCAGGCCGAGCTTTCCGCTCGCGCCCTGGAACTGCTGAAACTGAAGGCTGTCGTTTCCGCAGGCATCCCGACTGAGGACGTTTTGGATGTTGTGACCCTGATTCAGGGTGACGACGATGCGACGGTGTCGGAGAGCGTGAAGCGGGTTAAGTCGCTTCTTGGGAAGGCTCCCGCGAATGAGCGTCCCATTGACCCATCACAAGGGCAGGCCAATG